GGTACAAGTAAGCGGAAGTATAGACACTTAATCGAAGTCTATAAACAAGGATTGACAATCGTTCGAGAAATGTTAAGAGAGGCTAGTAGTGAAGACGCCGATGTCGCTCTTCTTCCCGCCGCTCTTGATGTGATGATGAGGATACTTCCAGGTGACCTTCTTGTTCGGCTGGCCTACCTCAGCATGGGCAATCCGGGGAAGACTCTTCTTGTCAACGGCCCCCCACTTCGGCTCGTCAGGATCAGTATTGCTGCTATGCTTGAACTTCTCGATGTGTTCTTCGACATCTTCCTCTTCGTCGCTATTGTCTTCCTCAATCTCTTCATCGCTATGAAGCTCACCGATAGCCTTCGAGAGCGAGAGTTCACTCTGGTACGACGGACGAGCAGTGACCGTGAGTTCGTCAAGGATCCCGTCCATCGCAGTGGGAACCATCCGATCGGCTTCTTCGTCGAATATATCCTTGAACTCAGTGACGTAGCCCGCAATCGAGTAGCCCAGCGGAGTGCCATGTTCGATCTTCATCAGGATATCAGAGACGAGCTTGTTACCAATTCCCTGATCCTGATCCCACTCAGGCTCCAGTGCTGTTCGCGCCTGGACCTCTCCACTTCCAACCACTTTGGCCGACACTACGAAACCAAGCGTTTTCGTCAGATGATGCTCATGCTCTGCGAAAACTGTAAGCTTGGGTAACTGCTTGGTCATCTTCCTGATGAAGTCTGGTCCCATCCTCTCGCCATCGCGATCGATCATAGGGCCAGAAGCGATCCCGACAAGGAACTTCTTCCCTGTACTCTCATCGGTCTCGACCTTGATGATTCTCTCGCCATCATTTGAGTCGAGTGGTACCCAGACCTTGAAGAAGCCCTTTCTCTGCGTCTTCTTTTTTGGCATCTTCTTCGGCTCCTCTTCATTGCAAAACTGAAGCCTTCTCTTCTGGCTATGTGACTGAAGTGCTGCACGGAGCTTGCCCGCCAACTCACGCTTGCGGCCATGCATCCGCTTCTTGTAGCGCCAGTTTCCCGTAGAGTCCTCGTACCAGTACATAGCCTTCACAGCCGTCCAAGCTAGATCACACCGCTTTGTGAGTCTCTTGTCCGTTGATGCATTGTAGGTATCGGCCCAGAGCTTGACTGCGAAGGTTGGCAACTGTTGGACGTCCTGCGGGAGTTCAGAGAAGGACGCATATCGTTCCTTGAGTGGAATCCGGCTCTTCCTAGGATTCCACTTTCCATCTGGATCACGATAGTAGCTTCTCTTGACGTTCATCCATCCGGCCTTCCGGCCTATCTCTCTGGCTCTGGATTCCGACTGGCCCTTCTCGATCGCGGTTCGATATTCCGAATTGAGTGCAGAGATATAGGCCCTCTGCATGCCAGGACTCTGGTTCAGGACCTCGTCCGGCACCTTGTTCGGATAACTGTACGGCTTCTCAACGCGACCCTTCTTGGACACGGACTCTCCTTCCAGGGAGATGGATGCTTACTTTCTAAAGGAAACAGTACTCCAAATGCAAGTAAGAAAGCAAAAGCGCTATTTCTTCACTCCGACAATCTTGTACTCACCCTTCCTCCATCGTCCGGTAACGATCCCATTCTTATGAGCGGATATTTCAACTTCCTCAATCTTCTCCCGTGCGAGTTCGTCATCGCCGACCTGCTCCGCAACAAAGGAGAAGAGCTTCTTCCGTTCAATGATAGGCATCATCATCTCAAAGATCTCGCCTGCCAGCGTGCTGGAATCGAACGGATTGACAGCTTCCTCCGGAGGCAGAAGGTCATAGACCCTATCAATGTTATCCGACGCAAGCGTCATCATGGCCTCAAGCTCTTCCGGATCGTCTTCGCGGAAGACATCAATCGGGAAGGCCTTGAGAACGATCGGCAGATGCCGTGAAAGCGCAATGCCATCGATCTGGTGCATGACGCGATTCGGATCGCCAACGATCGGGCGCCATGTGCAACGACACCTACAATGGAGCGGCAGAAGCCCGTGTGCGTCCTCTACGCTAAAGACTTCGCCCTGGTAGGCCTCACAGTCCGGACAGGTCCGATGATCGCCTGTAGCCTGATATTCGACGAAAGAGACGCCCAACTGCTGATGCCCTTCGAGCTTGCCCTCGTTGAACCATCGAAGGGTCTCTGTCCGCGACGTGAGCATTGCCCAGTTGTCAGGCTTTAGGTAGTAAGTATAGCCCTGTCGGAGGATCCTTCCAGTATCAGGATCGATCCGTGGCCTGACATGGACGGGGACCGGACTATCCCAGACGTCAAGGATCCGATCACGGATCAGGCGAAGCTCTTCGCCCTGACGAACGCCTTCGATCATCGTGTACTTGATCTCGTCCTGGATCCGGTCTGCGATGCTGTACGAAAGCCTGATCGAGTACTGCTCCGCATAGGCAATCGCCCGTGGATCGATCATATTGAAGTCGGCGGAAATGTTGAACTCGGCCATCGCCGCATCACCACCGACGGAATAGCTCTCGTAGATATTGTCGGAGAAGACATCGTGGAATGGTGTGTGCTCAACGTGCGAGACGATCCGAATCGCGTCCGGACTGATCGGACCGCCCTGCTTCGCCAGCCACGTCTTGATATTCTTCGGGAGAGTGTGCTTGACAAAGACTGTAGCAATCGGGGTCTCTGCGAAGATCCGATTAGATTTCAGTCGTTCGTCAAGCGGCTGATCCTTGAGAAAGGCGAAAGCCTCCGCCCGGTGCTTCTCTGTGAAGAGTCGGTCGAAGGCTTCAAGACATTTGTCACGCGCCTCGCGGATAGCGGAGCGGAGACGCATGTCCATTTCCAGCTGCTGGAGCAGAGTCCAGGTGTGGAGAGACGTATCCTCTGTGAAGAACTGGTCCCAAACGTCGACATGGCTCGCATCGCGGATCTGCTGAGCGAGATCGTCCTTGAGAGGCATGCCTACCTCCCAATGAGAGTATCTGTCGGGAATGAGAAGAGCCTATTATTGAAGCTCTCGCGCTGCCTCAGGAGACCAATGATCGTATCGGTCAGGTCCCTCTCCTCGATAACTCCCTTGAGACCAAGAAGGAGATCAGGATTGAGACGCTTGAGTGCCGGTTCCTGCGCCCCGCCCTGGGCCTGAGGAGTGGCAGTGCTGACAGGCATGTAATTGCTCGGAATGAAAGACTCATCCGCCCATGCATCTGCGATCGGATCATAACCGAGTTCCTCCCGGATCATGTTGACCGTCAGGGCGCCCATTTCCCAATAGTACTTGTGGATCTGCGCCTGCGTTTTCTCATCCTTTGGCATGAATGCTTTCCAGTCCAAGTAGACGTCATCGAATCCGAAGCCTGTATCGGCATGGATGATGGTCGAATTGAACATGTTCCGGAAGAGACGAAGCTGCGGTGCAAGAGCGTCCTTCTTGAACTGCTCGCTCTGCTGCTCGCTATTCAGCTTGCCCGTACTGGAATCGACGATGCCAAGTACGAACGGCTGCACTCCAAAGATGGCCATGATCTTCATCAGGAGCCATCTGCTGTACTCCTGGAACTGCATATCCTGATTCGAGAGACCCACCTGCTCAAACCGCACCTGGCCCTGTTCCGTACCCATAAGAATCGGGCGATGCGGCTTACCTCTCAATTCATGTTCCCACATTGCCGGACACGTTTCATCGCCGCGTCTGCCTGGCCCATTCCAAGATTGTCGAAGAGGACGGCAAAGCGTGGCGTCGCATCGTTCGCGAAGAAGTCAAGCGAGTACTGCGAGGCATAGAGTTCGGCAGTCACCGTCTGCCTGAGGCTCTCAAGCTTCGAGAGGCCATAGATCCGTCCGGCAGAGGGGTTCATCATCATGTAGATGAGAGAGTCTATCGGGAAGGTCGCAACCTTCTTGCCGCGTGCATCGATCTGGAAGTAGCCTGCTTCCTCACTTCGGAAGACCCCTCGTTCATCGACGTTCTTCTTGATCGTGTCGCCAGCAACGGAATAGATCTCGAACGGCTGGGTCTTGTCAGTCCCAGCATCAGTCGCAGTGACAATCTCCATCGCGCCCGCATCGAAAATCAGAAGGTCCTTGTCGATCGCAGTCCTGAGGCCATCGAAGTCTTCAATCCCTCCATTCGGATTGACGAACATCTCCTCGACCGCCTCACGATGCGCCTTTGCATCATCGCTGGGCTTCGAGTCAAAGTATTTGATCGTTGGTTGGATGTCCAAGAGCCTGAGCCTGATCCGATCAACGCAGGCCCTAACCCAGACATTGGCAATATACATCTGCTCCATCTCATCGTAGGTCAACCCGCGATAGAGGAGTTTCTGAGGGACGGAATCAGCAGTCGAGAACTCCACCCCTCCGATAACGCTTTGCTTCGCAGATGCAGCGACCGCTGTTGCCTTTGCGAACTCCTTCAGCCCAATCGCCATTGCTTATCGCCCCCCTAGCCCAGACGCTCGTTGACTCGACCGATTACCACAAGAGCACCGAGACAGACTACCGGAACAATCCATTCTCCGCCCCAGAGCCGCGAGATGAGAAGCCAAAGAATTGCTACCAGTCCAATGATGGTGACAAAGGAAAGAGCCGCACTCGTAATATCATGGAGTGCCTTCCAGAAAGCCGTCATCCCGATCTTGAACTTGGCCAAGGCAGCGTAGAGATTCCTGAGCTTGCGCTCTTTCTTTGCCCTTGACTTCTTCTCAGCCTCAGCCTTGGCCTTGAGCTTTTCCTGCTCTTGCTTTTCGCGTTTCTCAGTGCATGGCGAACATTCACAATCAGGCGGATGGTGGCCTGGGAACCGTTCGTCCAGCGACTTGCCCGTCTCAGCACTTGACAGCTTCTTCAGTCCTGCTTGGTTCATAGTTTCCTCACATGCTCCCGAAGAAGATGCCAGGCTGTAGCGGAATATCCGGCACTATCTTCGACACGACTGCCGCCGCGCAGTCGGCGACGTCCTTGCTTCCGCGATTGACACCCTCCTGCTCCTGTCTGCGATAGCTGTATTTAGGATGGTCAACCTTGCCGTTTATATCCTGTAGCTCCCAAAGCTCCCTGACCAGAGTCGGTTGATGATAGTATTTGACGAGGCCCTGGTACAGAAGCGACTTCAATGTATCGTACGGAACGATGCTGGTGTCAACGCTTATTCTCTCACAGGCGATTCCGTGCAGCTGGATCTGCTGGATACTGTCCGTACTCTCGAAGCCATCGTAGCTCACGAAAGCAAGGTTGAAGCCAAGCTGGTCCTTCAATCTGTAGATCAGGTTCCTGACGTCCGCAAAGATGATCTCGCCACCGACCGGCGCTACGATCTGGAGCGCCAGGTCAACCTCGATCCCCTTACTTGGCGCTTCCGGTTCACTATCAAGATAAGCCGAAGTATCAAGCCCCAGCCGACGAAGCTCATCCTCAGCGCCCTTATCGTAGGACGGGAACATCGCAGCAGGATGCGCCAGGATGAAGCCCGCAGCGTCTCCGCGCTTTGTCATCTTCCCCTTAGCCAGATCCACATGCGCAACGTAGACCTTGCCTGCATCGCCCCTGAACCAGTCATGGAACGAAAGCGCATCAATGCTCCTGACTGTCGTGTGTTCTCCGATTATGGGGTTCCGGCTATCCTTTGAGATCGCCCGCGTGATGGCTTCCTTCCTCCGGATATAGCCTTCCTCTGACGACTCGCCTTCGCATTCGTAGATACGCCGTGCAGTCTCAGGATCTCGCAGATACTCGTCTGCGAGATCTTCCCGCGAGATGTTCAGCCGGATCTCCCAAGTCGCACCCTTCGACGTGAAGGTCTTAGGATCCTTCTTGCCCGCACGGTACTGGATCGCCATCAGGTCATTGTCATGGTACTTGTACGAGAGAAGGACAAGCTTGCCCAGCTTCGGGAAACGGGACACAATGCTCGCTCGGAGTGCATTGTAGAGTTCCATTCCGTCAGACTCGGGGAAGGATCCCACCTCATCCATGACCCCGAAGAGAATGCTCAGCCCTTCACCTGAGTAGCTCTCGCTATTCAGGCTATGGCAAGTGATATTGAACGGGAATCGAATCTCTGTTGCCTGGATCCCCTTGCCTTCCTGGAGATTCGCACCCTGTTCCTCGAACCAGTTCTTATCGGTCGCAGGATTGATCGCGTTCCGGATCATGACCTTGAGCTTCTTGAAGAACACGTCCTTGGCAAGTTTCGCGTTCACGCAGACATTGACGAGATCGATCTGGTCGCCCTTGCCGATCCCGAAGTACGCCTGTGGATTCGCAAGACAGATCAGACGATAAACGATATAGGTCATGATCTTGGCGACCGTCAGATCCTTGCCAGACCCCTTGCCCCAGAAGCAGTCCGCCTCAAAGAAGGATCCATCCCAAACAAGCGGATCCATACCAAGAAGGGCATCACAGAGTTCCTGCTGCTTTGGGAAGAGCGGCTCGCCGATGTAGTCCGCAAAGAACTCGCGGGACGTTACCGGTTCAATGCGCCAGGTCTTGTTCTTCTCGCTCGGTACCTGTCCGAAGACTCTAGCGAGTTCGGCCTGTGCAACTTTCCGTATGTCGATGCCTCTCTCAGGCACAAGCAGATCCTTCTATCTCAGTGAACTCATGTAGCGGTACATGCGGCCATTCGTCACGAGGAAACGGACCAAGAAGAGCACATCGGATCCAACCGCTAGCCCGCTGATCGCGAACAGCTACCGGACGCCCACGAACCAGATGATCGTCCGGCCCTCCCTTCCGCTTTGGTGGGAAGAGAGAGTCCAGAAGGCCCTTGATGACATTGTCGACATCAGCGTACCTGTCACCCCGGAACTGAAACTGGCAGTCCAGATAGAACTGGTACTGCCTTGAAGCAACGAGCGGCCAGATCTCCTGTATCAGACGCCGTTCATTCTCACGTGAGAGTGAACGGCGTACATATGGCATGAACTGGCAATACCGCGCGTACTGTGTCAATCGCCCTGTCTTTGTCCATAGGCGATACTTCGATCGAGCAGTTGTCCTCGTGTAAGGAATCGGATTTCCCGATGGATCTTCTTGGTCCCCGTCAATCCGAAACTCCATCAGAACCATCGTCGCTCCCCGCTTCTTTCTCTCTCTTCGTCATGATCTCCGTGAACATAGAGACATGCTTGCATTCGCCCTTCCAGAAGAAGGCATTGCAGTTGCAGACGAGCATCGCCTCAGAACACCCTGGACAGTCACGATAGTGAAGGTTGTAGTTCGCTGCAACACCGGCCTTGTCGACCTTCTCCATGCGCCAATACGCCTTGCCGTCCTTCCCTACCCGACCGATCAGGCGATAGGCTAGGCCCTTCTCTGGCAGATTGAACTGGCCAATCTGTTCCTCGTCCATTATGCCTCCTACTTCACAAGGGTATGTTTACGAATTGTTTTTCTGATCTGCTCACGGATAGCATCTGCTTCTTCGTGGTTGCCGTCACACTCGGCGGCACGCACGTCGACTCGGAGCTTTGCGAGCTTCTTCTCTTGCGTCCTCATCCGTTCACGGAATCCTGTCCTCTGCCTATGTTCCATCATCCCTCCTTGGCGCCTTTCAGATTCTCAATCCTCGTGATCGGCCCTTGAGCCTTCGCAAGTACCGAAAGATCGCAATACGTCTCGATAGCGATTCGGAGGTCGTCCGAATCCGTAACGGTCTCTCCTTCAGGCAGCACCGACGAGAAGTGTTTCTCGGCAGGCTTGTACGTCCGGAGCGGATGACTATTCGCGAGCTTGCCAAAGCCGATCCCCCTCTGGATTCGCTTGATGATATTTGAGAAGTGTCGCATATCGGCATCGCTAGTATCGATCGCGCACCATCGTGCGGAGCGTTCATCATCGCTTAGAGAGTCGAATCGCTGAAGAAAGTATAGGGCCTGAGCATTGTGGAAGATCCAAAGATCGAGCGCCTCTGCAAGAGGCATGTTACGCAACTTCTTGAGGGACTGTGCTACCTGGAGAGGATGACGAACAACGTAGAGGACAAAGATGTCGTTAGAGCGATAGTACTGACAGGCCCTTGCATACCAGTAGGGGATCATGTAGCAGAGGCGGGGGTCCTTGATGATGCTGATCGGCTTCGATGAAAAGTCGTTCTTGATCACATCTGCAATTTGCTGACGGTCTTCGTTAGTGACCATCGGCTGCTGCCGTACTGTACGCCATGTGAGATCGGCAGCTTTGAGGATCTGGTTATTCAGCCCAAAGACGTGCCTGGACTCGAAGTG